CAATAACCCGGCTACACCTTTTGATGGTCTTCGTAATGTTTATGCCTTGGGTGCAAGCCGTGCAGCTGTTACAGATTATATTGATGTGCCCCGGGCTCGGTTAAACTTCCCATTAAGCGCAACTAAGTTTGGTGATGGTGCAAGCGTTAGCGAGGTTATTGAAAATGTTAGTACTTTTGATCTTGGTACTAATCCGTTTAATGATACTTTATCCTTGGCCCTATTCAAGCTACGGCAAAGCACATTCTCTCCAGATGTAATCGCGTTGGATTACTCCACCGCAGAAACATATGCAGGTTCATTAGACTGGCACCGTCAAGTTAATAGTGAAACAGGTGGCCCGGCTGTACCTTTCTTCTTAGGTGCCAAAACTGCAAGTTCACCGAACCTTAGAGTTTTAGTCAATCCATTTATTAGTAATCAGTATAATAATACTTGGCTAGGTGATGATGGTATTCCTACTCGTAAAGTACGGGTACTTTCAACAACCCTGGGTGCTAAATTTACTGAACCCGGTTATGTAGATACAGATGCAACCTATACAAACCGGGTAGGTGCAACACAAGCTACAGTAGCCTCGCTCTTAACCCAGCTTGGCGGGGTGGATGCATTGTACCCTGTGAGTATCTATACGGATACAGTCGTTGCTACCAAAGATATTGGTTCATTACCAGATAAGCTAGAAAGAGCTTTTGAATTAGTAGAGAATCCTGATCTAGTACCAATTAATGTGGTACCTGAAGCAGGATTAGGAACCATTTATGTAAATGTAATTGAAGATGCAATTAAGTCTAATACAGCTCTCTCAGCAGCTGGCCCTTACATTGATACCAATCCATTAAATGCATTGAGCGGGTTGTATGTAACTAACCCCGAGCTTCTTGGAACTGAGGGACTGCGCATTCGGTCAAATTATACTGCAATTGCCAATATCTTTGTTAACCAAGCTCAAAACCAGCGCAAAGACTTCATTGTAATTCTAGATCCCATTCGCCAGATCTTAGTACAAGGCAATAATAACAAGGTTATCAATACTACCAAGCTCTTCGGACCTAATGCGGGTATTGATCCAGATCCTTCTGCTGCCGGTTATTCTAGCACGAACTTTAGTCAACATATTTACTGGCCACTGCGGCATCAGTTTAGCTTGATCAATACAAGTTATGCGGCAACCTATTCTACCTTTGCACAGGTAGTAGACCCCGTTATTAATCAGCAAGTTTGGGTACCATTCTCAGGATTTGCAGCAGCTGCTTACGGCAATACCGATGCTAATTTCCAGCCTTGGTTTGCCCCAGCAGGGTTTACCCGGGGTGTATTGGTTGGAGTTAATGATCTAGGTGTTTATCCTAAGCAAAAGCAACGGGATCAACTTTATAAGGCCAGCATTAACCCGGTAGCATTCTTCCCGGTTGAGGGTCAAGTAATATTCGGTCAAAAGACCTTACTCAAAAAGCCCAGCGCATTTGATCGTATTAATGTACGGCGGTTGTTCTTAAATCTTGAAATTGCCACACGCGATACAATCAAGTACTTTATCTTCGAGCCGAACACACTATTTACCAGAACACAAATTATCAATACAATTACACCTATCTTTGAAAATGCTAAAAATACAGAAGGTGTTTATGACTACCTTATTATCTGCGATGAACGGAACAATACACCCGATGTCATTGATAATAATGAGCTAAAGGTAGATATTTACTTGAAACCGGTACGTGCTGCAGAATTTATTCTAGTTAGCTTCTATGCTACCCGGACTAGTCAAAACTTCCAAGAATTAGTAGCGTAAAACATGAAAGGCAATAAATAATCATATGGCCGATGTAAGACAATTAATAGGTGATTTTTATAGAGTTGCAGCAGGTCGCGATTTTCAACGTGACGTTAATTTCCGGGTATTGAGTATTTCTCCCGGCGGTACAACGGTTACCTATAATGAAGATGATTTGGTGTATGCCCGGGCTGCAGCCTTGCCTGCTCGTGCTATTACTAATGTAGAAGCCAAGTATATGGGGCTAAATTTTAATCTACCCGGTACTGCTTTCTATCCAAATAGCAATAATTACCAGTTAACATTCTTTAACGATGCTAATAACAATATTCGTCAGAAGTTTGAAGATTGGACACGTGATACGTTTAATGATGCTAATAGTACTGGTAACTATTTTACCCCAACTCAGTCAAGCACAATTGATCTGGTACAGCTTGATAAGCAAATGAATCGTGTTGCCCAATATCAATTGGTTGGTGTAAGTATCCGTGAAGTTGGTGCAATTAGTTATGATTTTGGCAATGGTACAGGTCAGATTGTTAGCTTCCCAGTATCTTTGGCTTATCATTATTTCGTACGTAAAGAAGTTTCATAATCTTTCAAATTAAATTACCCCACTAAATAATTAAATGCCCGGTGGTTTAGGCAATGCAATTACAGATGCATTTCGTGGCCTTACAAGTAATATTGTAGGTGTTGGACGAGGTACTAATCCTCTATCCCAACCACAAATTACAGATTTATTTGGTTTTAATATACCTGGAGTACCATTAATCAGTACCCGGGATTATTTTTTATTACAACTACAAAGCTGGTTAACTACTATACCGCTACAGACCCAATGGATAGCTGTTATTGATTCATACCCCTTTAGCTTAAGAAGTAGTATACTACAAGGATTAGAACGAAATGATGGTGCCCGAAGAGGGTATGATATTGACCAGGCCAAGACCTTACTAACAAGTTTCCCCTTTCAAAAAGTTATCGGGTGTGTTTTTGCCCAGGGTGCTCAAGTACCTGGAGAGTCATACGGTGTTTCAGATGTAGCCGTTGAAAATAATCGAGGCTTTATACCCGGTATAATTTCTGAAAATCGTGCCGGTTATAGTCTTAATCAGCTGCGATTGAAGTTCTTAGAAACAAATACTAGCTTTATAGATTTTATCATGCGCCCGTGGGTAATGCTGGCCAGTCATTACGGGTATGTAGCTTACCCCGGTGATGTACCAGGGAGAAAAAGCTTTTTTAATGTAAAATCAAATATTACTTTATTGTGTTATACCAGGAGTTACCAAAATGTTAGTCAGATTCCTAGAAAGGTATTTACATTTTATAATTGTGTACCTACCACTATTAATAATTTTACTCTAGATTATAATCAAGAGCCTGCAGCAGCTACCGGGTATGAAGTTAATTTTTCATTTACCAATTATGCAATTGAAAACAGTATGTATTTTCCTTTGGCCGATATTATTAATAATGTTAGTGGTATTATTAACGGTACATATACCCCGGTAGTTTCTCCTCTACAAAATTCGAATAATTTCCCTAATAACGCTGCTGCATTCTTTTAATTTATGGATAAATTTTATCTGGATTGTTGGGTTCCCAGTTTAAAGGACTATTACAAAATATCTGAGCTAAAGATAAAACAGCTCGATGTTTTGTCGAAATATTTAATTAATGACAATAATTTAGAAATAAATAAAATTTTTAATTCTATTATTTTAGATAATTTGCAAAACAAAGACATTTTTACCAAGCTTAATAGATTCGATAAATGGTTTATATTATCTTTTTTGAGAGCAGTAAATATTTCAGACACTCTAACCTATAACGCTTCTAGTAATACAGGGCCTTGCAGCGTAGAAATTAGTCTTTTAAAGATATTATCTGATTTTTCGGAATTAAAATTTACTAATAATCAGCTACAATTAGATAATTTTATTTTTAATTTTAAATTAAGCAATGAGTTATATTTAAAAAATAACCTAGACAATATTATAGAGTCTGTAGAATTAAATAATGTCAAAAAGATTTTTAGCTCGGAGGAAAATGTTGAGTTTATTAAAGGATTGACCTCAGAAATAAAAGAAGGTATAGAAAAATATCTCTACATCAATGATACTCGTTTAAATTTATTTCTACTCGAAAATAAAGCTAATCTTGGTAATTTTAGGTCTGTTCGATTTAGAATTTATGATAACACTCTGTTCTACTTCCTAAAATCCATTTTTCTGCCTTATGCGCAGAGTATATACAGAAAAAAATATCTGCTTATTAATAAGATAGGGTTGCATTATAATGAGTTAGATGACTTAACTCCTGCGGAATGTGATGTGTTTATAAACCAATTCATGGCAGAAGAGAAGGAAAAGAAATCAGGTAAATCTAACAGTCTTCTATAAAAAATATTGTAGATAAATATTATTATGGCCGAAGAACCTCTAGATGAAGCTAAGACGTTGTCCGATTTATTGGGTGCTAT